AATATCATCTTAAATCAATAGCTGCAACATCTACTGCTGCAGATCCTGTTGTTTTTGAACAGTCTGTTATGGAACGTATTGCTCAAATTGAAGAGAATTATCGACTAGGTAAACGGTGCCATCCTATTTTTAGAGCTACTCTTAAGGATGAAGCCACTTCGTTTGCCAAAATAGAAGTTGGTAAGACACGCGTTTTTACTGCTGCACCTGCTGACTGGACTATTGTTGTGAGAAAGCATTTTCTCACTATGATTCGCTTAATTCAAAATAATTCTTTTATTTTTGAATCTGGTCCTGGTACGACATGTCAATCTTATAAGTGGACTCTTATGTATCAATATTTAACACAACATGGAACTGATAGAATGGTTGCTGGTGATTTTAAGGGTTTTGATAAATCTATGATTGCTACAATTATTCAGGCTGCTTTTGAAATTATGATTGAACTTAATGAATATTCTGGTAAATTTACTGATGATGATATTCGCACTCAACATGGAATTAAACTTGATACTGCTTTTCCTTGGGTTGATTTTAATGGTGATTTGATGGAATTTTTTGGAAGTAACCCTTCTGGTCATCCATTAACTGTTATCATTAATGGTTTAGCTAATTCTTTATATATGCGATATGCATATTATGAAGCTAATCCTGAGAAGACTTGTGTAGATTTTAAAGAGAATGTTTCTTTAATGACATATGGTGATGACAATGTTATGGGTGTATCTAAAAAGATTTCTTTTTTCCATCACACCGCTATTCGTGATCAATTGGCTAAGGTTGGTGTAGTATATACCATGGCTGAAAAAACAGCTAAGAGTGTACCTTTTATTCATATAGATAATGTTTCATTTTTGAAACGTTCTTGGCGTTGGGATTCTGATGTTAAGGCATTTTTGTGCCCTTTGGAACATGATTCTATTGAGAAATCACTTATGACTTGGGTTAGATCCAAGTCTATTAGTGAAGAGGAACAGTGTGTTGCGGTCGTGGCGTCGGCCGTAAGTGAATATTGGTTCTATGGTAGGAACGTTTTTGAGAAGAGAAGAGCTCTTCTTATGCAGATTATTAAAGATTTAGGATATGAACGATGGTGTTCAGAATCTACTTTTCCTACTTGGTGCGAATTGCAACAACGCTTTTGGGAGACTTCACGGTATCCCAGGAATGGGGGTGTGTCTGCACCTCCAGCTCTTTGAGTAAAG